TCAGACGGATCTCTGAAACGTATAAGGTACAGAGTAGGACAACCTATGGGAGAATTATCGAGCTGGCCAGTGATGGCGATCTCGCATCATTATCTTGTTAGGATGTCTTTTGCAGCATCTGATTTTCTTGGAAAATTAGATAACGCACCGTATGCCTTACTAGGTGATGACCTAGGTTTGAAGGGATTCAGTGTTGCTGAAATTTATCTCGAGCTTATCTCCTACCTTGGTATGGAATATTCTCCTGATAAAACTTATATCGTAAGGGGAGCGGCAGAATTTGCTAAATGCTTATTCAAGCTTGGTGAGGATTTAACCCCTTTTCCTTTAGCTCTCTTTAGATTTGACAAAAATACTCTTGTATCGAGTACACTGGCTATATTACATGAATTACGTAAACGAGATCTTCGATTACGTTCTTCAGTTTTGCTGAGCCTCTTCCCTAAGAGGTGACGTAAAACATTGTTACTAGCTGCGTTGTCACCATCAAGTCCACGATCAGTTCTAGATTTGGAGCCTAGAAAGGATCAATGGATTTTCCTACAATATTTGAGACTGCGAAAGATTGAATACTTCTCACGATTAAGTACCGTGAGAGATAGTACTCATGCCTTCGCATTCTCCGACCCTGGTACATCTGGTAAGAGACTTGCGTCTCCTTACTTACAGATTGGTCAGGATAATGGTAATAGTTATCCTGTCCGTCATATAGAGGCTAAGTACATGCCTCTTATGATGTTAGGGTCAAATTGAATTTCTTATTCTACTAACGCTTGGCCGTCCGGTCTTCCGGATATAGGTGACGAATCACTGATACCAGGTCCAACCTGACAGAAAGGTCATGATAGTAAAATCATGAGATCCTCTATGTTAGCGTTTAATAAGATTTTGCCTAACTTCTTTCACACTCGCTGTGTAGGAATACAGGTAGGTGAATATAAATGATAATCATGCTTGCGCATGTTTATGATTGCGTTAAGCACCTAGTGATAGTCATCCCATAGTTGGGAATAACGAC